ACTGTTGCATTAGAAAACGTCAAGTCAGCAAAGTCTCCAAGAGCTGTAGTACCACTAGCAACCGGAGTGACGCTTGTAAGTGCTGCACCTTTAGCTGTGTAGTTGGTACCGCTCACCTCATTTGTCGTGCTGTACGCTGTTGTTGCTGCTCCCAGTGTTGCGGAGCTTGTGTACAACGCCAAGTTAAATGTATTCCCAGATGTGGCAGTAAAGTTGTGAACCGCCTTTAGGATCTCAACCTTAAACGAAGTACACATTGCAGTGCTAATAGCCATTATAATCTCCTAATTATGTCAGCCATATCCTTATGGCCTTGACGGTCAAATTCAGCAGTAAGCGTTGTTCTATCGCTCTTGATTGCTTCTTTTATGTAGTACAAAGCAGTCTCTCTAACTGCGTCTTTAAACGCTTCCGCTTGCTGTGCAATCACAGGGTGACACTCACCTCCAACACTGACAATCCTATCAGCAACAGCTTGTGCCCAAAATTCAGGGTCATGTCCCTTGTTTTCTGTCGTAGTGACAAGGACATTACCTACTTCTATTTGTGGAGTTTGTAACAACATATAACTTCTTACTGTACCGTTAGCCTAGCTTGCCCAGAACGATACGTGTCAGAGCGTAACTTACCGTCACCTAACACTTTAAGTAACGACATAGCTGATACGTACATCTTATCGTAAAGCGCAATCATATCAGGCTCACCCTTCATAAACCGTATAGCCTCTACTAGGGCACCGTTTAGTAGCGCAGAGTCAAACTCATCGCCAAGGTAGGTGGTGCTAGCGGTAACGATAGACTCAGGGTAGTAGCCGTAATGAAGCTCTGTTGAGTAATTACTGTTGGGTGTAGGCCCAAGAATAAACGCATCATCGTTAAATATAGCGTAGTGCTTAGGTACTCCCGTTGCTGTGCTGGTGGAGTACGCCTCACGTATGAAGTTAACGTCTTTGTTTAGTAGAAACGTGTAGTTACCACTACCATCTATGACTGCTAGGCTGTATACGTACAAAAAATCAGTAGGGACTGACAGATACACGTTACTCGATGTCATGGTGCCAGTAACATTTTTACGCAGTGCGGGTATCTGCACAGCATTATATATCTTCTGTTCCGCCTGTTTCGTGAACATAGCGAGCTGGTCATCTGTGAATGTAAGCTCACAAATGTCCTCAATGTTTGTTTTTAGCTCGGTGTAGTTCATGTTTTACGCCATAGGGCCGCGAGCCATAAGTCCTTTTGTAGCAGCGCCTGTACCACGAACTTTGATTCCAGTGGTCTTAACGCCTTTCATATCAGGCTTAGGTGCCTCTTTTACTTCTTTGATTTTACTATCTTTTTTCATAGCTATTCTCTAAGTTGTTGTCACTGTTACTGTTCCGACCTGCCCTGTTGCTACTAAGTCGTTAGGGGTTAGCCCAAAGGGGTCATCACCTGCACCTACAGGGTTCCATCCCCACTGTATCTGCCTACTGCTATTAGCCCCTGCTACCCCTAAACTCCTATCAGGTCTTGGGTCGCGTATGGCTTGCGGGTCGTCTACTGGAAACTCACCTAGCTTTAGCTGCGGCTGACCGGGGTTCCAACAGGTAGGACACGCCTTTAAGTTTGTATCACGCCCTTTACGTATTAAATTCTTTAACTCACGTAGCTTATACTGAAACCCACAAATGTCACATTCAGCAATGGCTCTTTTAGTGGATGCAAACCTATTAGACATAGCTTATGCGCGGCACAAAGCGTGCAGCGGTCTTATCCCTATCTTCCCCAGCCGCCAAAGCAAACTGCTCTTCGTAAGCATCTTTTAGCATGGGTACTCGTGCCATAAGCTCTGGCTCTTTCATAGATATGTAGTACGCCAACCCAGCGACCAAACATGGAAAGAACCTGAAGTTCATATCAGCAGTCTCTATGCCAGTACCCGCATCCTGTATACGTCGCATACGATAATACTTAAATATGTACTCGTCGTTTTTGTCAGGTACGGGCCACACGTTGATCTTAGGATTGTCTCTAAGACGTTCTACGTAAACCTGAATCGGCCTACCTTCTGTTAACTTGTTAGGTATAGATGCGTATGTGCTGACGCTTATCCGGCTTATAGTCAGGTCAGACTGCGTGTACTCATTGCCAGAGTTTGTACGTATAACTTGTTCTAGCAAGTCAATGGTATCGGCAGGCAAATCGTACTGGCTTGTGCCCTTAACCATCGTCACAGTGCCTTCATCAATCGTCCACATGTTGATGCCGCGATTCTGCCACTCAATGGTCATCAGATTCATAGAGCGTCTGGCGGTGCGTAAATCGTACCCAGAACGCATTTCACGGCCCGCACGCTCCCACGCTTCTTCAGCGATCTCCGTGAAGTCCATATCAAATGCTGTTGTTCCAGATGTTGTCATGGCCTATTACCTTGTACGTACAGCGTCTTCTTCCTACGCTTGTTCATTACTGCGCCACAACCTTTATGATTTGCGCGTATTGGGCCACCAGCTTTCGCTGTTTTAACCTTGGCTTTGGGGGTATTAGACACCACTTGCTGCCCTCTAGCACCTGCCTTTTTCTTTTTACGTGCTGTGGTAGCACGCTCGGACTGACTTAGCGACTGTGCCTTAGCTTTGGGCAGGCAACGATCTGGGTTCTTTTTGTTCTTCGACGTGCCGCATGGCCCCTTGATCTTGCCATCGGTGCCAATACGAACCCACTGTTGATCCCGCCATTGTTTGAGCTGTCCCATTACTTACTCTTCTTCTTGCTGCCCTTAGCGTAGTTAGGGTCTTTGCAATACTTAGAAGCCGCCATATTCGCATAAGCAGACGGGTAGGTATCAAACGTGCGCTTGGCCCACGCCTTACCTTTCGGGCAGATCTTACCGCCCGACTTCACCTTACCGCCTGACTTATAGTAGTGTCTCATCGCATCTTCGCTGGACGTACGCCCTTACGAGCGATACCGGCACCGCGAACTTTTTGCTTAGTAGGCTTCTTAGCAGCCATCTTAGACTTCATGGCACCGCCTTTAGCGTAGCCCTTGGACTTCATCATGCCACCTTTGGCGTAGCCCTTGGACTTGACCTTGCCGCCAGCCATCATCTTGCCTTTACCATCAGCGGCAAACTCAGGAACCATCTTGCCAGTCTTAGGGTCTTTAACCATTGGCATCTTGCCACCGGCTTTGTAGCCCTTGGCTTTCATCTTTGATTTCATCATACCGCCTCCAGCGTATTTCTTAGGTGGACGCTTGCCTTCTTTATCCATGAAGTTTAGGTACTGACGTAGGGTCATGCCCGTCTCTTGTAACTGCTCACGGGTTACATTGGCACGCTTGTCTCGGCCTTCACCAACATTACGTCCGCCTTTACCAGTCACAGTACCGCGCAACGGGCGTGGTGGCTTCTTTGCCATTGGCTTTGCAGAAGTGTCTGCCTTTGGTGGGCGTGGTGTAGTCGTAGGAGGTGTTTGCGGCTTCATAGGACGTTTTGCTTTTGGGTCAGCAGCATTAGCCAAGCTAGTCGCAGAAGGGCGCTTAGGCATCGGGCGGTCTTTATTGACCATAGCCATGTTAGCTTCGCGCTCGCGCTTCATCCGGTTCTGTCGTAGCTGTTCTTTATTCTCAGCGCCGCCCACAGCCGTTTTACTAGGCTCACTACGTCTACGTGCCTTAGATTCACTACCCATCTGCGCAGCTCTCGCACGTTGTACACGTTCTGCGTCCTTCTTTTGAGTCATAGTCATGGGCTTACGTCTTCTAATCATCGTCTTTCTCCGCGTACAGATTATCAAACACTTGATTCACGTCGAGCGTGTAGTCCAGATCAGACTTGCTGTAGTGAATGTGTTGAGAAGGTCGAAAATCTGGTGCGCCCTCTCCCGTTTCAAACCAAGCGGGATGTGTCACCCGCACCCTATTATTTGGTAGAGCTACGATGTTACCCGTCCACTTACCGGCATCCAGTAGCTCCATCACATGACTCTGCTTGTGTTGTGCAGGGTCATCAGCAATCTCGTTGTTCGTATAGTCCACCGTGAACATATACTTTGCGGGGTACATTTCCCCGTCTATCTTTGCCAGCCAAGGGCATGGTGTGGCTCTATCAAGCACGTACACAGCGTGATCTCTCGAACTGCAATCCCAAGGCTGTGCTGCCCACACAGGCATAGGTTCGGGCCAATCCTCTAACGGAGTATCTCCCACCAACGCTGTAATCGGCATCCGTGCCCACATTGCACCTCCATGCACATTGGGTTCGTCTTCTTCGTCGTATGTTTCAGCCCCAGTAAAAATTACCTGAAAACTCAAACACCTAGTCGGCATCGTTGTTACTGCAATCGCCATAGCGTGAATAAACTCGCCATGATACTTCTCGTGATTATGGGTGTACTCTTTCCTCACCCAGCATTTGAAATACGGTACGTTGCTCTGCAAGTACGCCAACTAACACCTCCATCGTCTCCTTGCCTGCCGCAGCCTAGAATTAGGATCTGCTGCCGCTTTAGGAAATTGTTTCATTTGTCCGGCAGAACGCGCACAAAACGACTTTCTACGCGCTGCACGCTTTCCTGTTGGTTTTTTCTCTGTTACTGCGGTTTGTAGCTTACTACCGGGATTTTGCCGTCTGTATTTAGCAACGCCTTTGGCTGTCATACCAGCACCAGACTTAGTAGGTCGCTTGTCCCCACTCTTTACAGACATACCCGCCATACCACCTTTTTTGAACGAGGGGCATGGCGATGCCTTTTTGTAGTAGCTACGCACGTTTAGAAGTCTTTACGCATGTACAAAATAATTGTGTACGTATCTGCGCTAGTGTGCCCTACCGTAGTAAAGTTGATGTCACCTGTTTTACCAGATCCTGCATTGTTAGTCAGACCACCAAATACAGTGTAATCGTGGTTGCCGCTTTGGTTTTCACCTAGCTCAATACAGAACTGGTCAGTGCTAGCATCAAACAGTATCTGCACTTTCATGCCGATACACTGCCACCAGATACGTTCTATTTTTACACCCGTACAGGCTATACCGTTCTGGTTAGGCTGTAGAGCACTAACGTCAACTTTAGTAACAGCAGATTCACCAGTGCCGTCCGATATATTGGTGAACTTCATCACCGTATGCGCCGGGCCGTCAATCAGAGTCTGTGAGGTTACAGCATCAGCCATAGCTACCTCCTATTACTGGTCAGCAAACGCAGGTGCAGTTGCACTCGTAACGGTACCAAAGATCTGATAGTTAGTTGCGTTTACACCCATGATGGTAATATCAAACCCAGCAGGTACGTTTACTTGTATGCTGCTGTTCGAGTTGCCATCGGAGAATACCGCGCTAACTTCGTTGTCAGTATCTAAGAAAGTAACACCACCAATATAGAAATTAGTGTTACCGGGAGTGACAATGATTGCATCTGTAGCATCTGCTGCACCGCCTGCGTAAACAAAGCGGAACATAGCACCGGCAACGGGTGCTGGCAGCGTGTAAGTGTTGTCTTGCGTACCGTCTGGAACAAGCAGTACTCGACCACTATGCGTAGCGTTAGTAAGCGTTACGTTTCCGTCGGAAAGGCTAACTGGAGCACCACCGTAAGTAGTGATTTCAGTGATTGCGCCGGTATCACCATCTTTGCTGATAGACTTAAAGCCATTTTCCGAGCGAACTGGGCCGTTGAATGTCGTATTAGCCATGTGTATCTCCTGTCGTGGCTA